TCCCTGATACCGTAGGCTAATAACTTGCGGATAGACGTTACGGTTTGATCAAAAGTAATTACAGTGGACCTTGAAAACTCTTGCGCCCACTGCATCATTTGCCCCCCAAGTCCTTTATTACCGAGCATTACATTGAACGCAACCCTTACTTCTTCAAATTTACCTGCGAGGTTAGCTAAAGATAACGTCATTTTACCTATACCAGCGACTGCAGCAGTAGCAGCTGCTCTCCTCAGTAAATTAAGCTGTTTCGCCAACCCTTGTGACTTATTTTTTACCTTATCGATGGATCTATCAAACCTTCTGGTATGCTCACTCATGGACCTTAGCCCCCTGGTGAACTTATCACGAAGTTCAATAACATAAACAGTTCTTTCCGTATTGGTGGCCATGCTATCCTCGTTGTATAGTAGAAATTCTCATCTTGTCTTCAAATTGCAGCGCAAATTGCAATCGTCCCCAAAGCAACGCTAGTCTCTCAGCATTGTCAGGCTCTTCTCTGAAGTAGAAATGAATAAGGGCTAACCCCTGGGCCAACCCTTTATCTGTAGTTATATCATACAGCTGAAGTCCGTCTGCTTTTCGATCCGCTGGTATCTCGTACTCGTCTAATTTTTTTTTAAACGACCCTGACCTTGTGGAAGTAATGTTAGCACTTGCTCAGTAGCAGCATACACTGCTTTCCAATCCCTGCAAACTTCTTCAGGGTTATCACCCCCTATAGCCAGATTCCGGATTAAGAATTTGATCGCGTCAAGCTCCTTTCCCTCTCTTCTCATCAGCTTTGATACTGCGACATAGAGATCTTCATCCAGACTCTTCAATTCTACAACCCAGTTTTCCGGGCCTGTTCCGTCTTTAGGTAACTCTAAAGTGAAATCTCCCTGCTTTTTTTCACCTTGTTTTTCCATGTTATATTATAAATTAAATTTGATGTCAGATACAAACAGCTCTAGCGGAACTTCTATTTGACTATTGTTTGTCGAAGAACTCATGTTAACTCCTTTGAACTTACACCTGATAAGTCTATCCCTCACGAACAGTCCTGTTTCTGGTATGTAGTTTACTCCTACATCAAAAAATGGGATGTTCTGAATACGACCTAACGGTGCTACCAAAGATAGCTTCCTATACTCATTCGATGTAATTGTCAGCGTTGCGGTTAAATCTACCTGGCCAAATCCAACAGATGTTGGCAAATGCCCTGTTGAGAAGTTACCTTCGATACTCTGCATTGCGCTATACTCAATAGACGTAAGTCCAACAATAGGTACACCGAAGAGGTTCAACACTATGTCTGCATGGGTATACTCGACACCATTAATAATTGGAGGTCTTTCTAATACTGCCATTTTCTTATAATTCTACGGTGAAACCAATATTTACTGTAATAAATTCTGCGATACCAACCGGGATTATACGTATAGTCACATTCAAAGTAGATGTACTAAGTACGTCCTGTGTCGGATCAACATCAACCTCGCTTGCGCTAATCTCGCCATCTGCTTCCATTTCATCCAGTTTAGCTTGCAGCAAGTCTTCAAAGTATCCAACGGTGTCCTTAGTCAGTGTGCCGTCTTCTTGCAAATAAAGTTCCCTGTTAAGCTCTGGTGTGAGTGCAGATTCAGCAAGTCTAACCGCCTTATCCATCGTCCTTGAGTACTCAATATATGCAAAGTCATCCGTGGCAACAATCGCCCCCGGCTGTCTTTCATAATAAGTACCTGAGATCTGAGGTGTGTATTTTCTCAGAATTAAATACCCTTTATCTTTCAACCCTCCCAGGAGAGTTGTGGACAACGTGCTAATCAAGTCGTCACTGGCTAAAGCCGGAACTTCCAACTCTACCCCGTTGGAGGCATTAAATTCATTTACATACCCAATGCTTCGCTGCACAGGTGCGCTTGATAAAGTACCAAGTGCGTGGCCTATGCAGGTGATTGAATAGGATTTTGAGTCATATAATGCTTTACCAGCAGCATTACCATCCTGCCCGATAACTACCGATACCTTCTCGGCTGACAAGGCTCTCAGGACATCCACAGCAGACCACTCAGCAACTGCGCTGAAGTCTCCTGCCAACAACACTACCAACCTTCCTCCGGTTGCATCCACAGTGTCAATGACACCCTGTATGGTGGTACAATGCGCAGCGGCAAAAGTAGCTTGCGTATATATACCTGCCTGTCTGATCCTCCCGGAAGCCTTTGTTTGAAGCTCTTCCAGCTCGGTAAAGTCGTATGCCCCGGCTGGAACATCGAAGTACCCAATGTACAATTCGCCCTGGGGATTTGCTCTGAAGAACTCACTCACATGATACCATTCAGCTTCATTTCCTGAAGAGGTAGATGTAAGTCCTTTCTGCTCGGCTTCGTCCAGGGTGTATACGAGTTGAACATTCTCGGTAGACCATCCTGTCGGTGGGGTATCATTATAAAAAATAATCCCGCTGACTTTATCCTCGTTGGGAGTTCTTCGGCCTAGCCCGTCCCTTCCAACATTAATTGTTACTTTAGATAGTCCCATTAGAATTTCACTTCAAAGAATTTTAAACCATAATTTTCTGCTACGCGTTGGGCATTACGGTTGTTAATGCCGTAAAATACATGACCGTTGGATAAAACCGTATAGGTCAAATGCTCAACACGTTTGTACTCCGATTCGACCAGTTTTTTGGCCTCTTCAAGAGTCTTCACCTCAGTTATGATTTTCTTCTCCTCCTTTTTTGGGGGAGCAGCTTTTTTCGTCTGAGATGAAGATTTAGTGCCTGCACTAGCTTTCTTAGCCATTAGATGCTTTTATTAACTAGCGTCCTCTCGGATTATAACGATACCTTTATCATCATTTCTCGACTCAAGCCCACCGAAGCGAACAGCAGCAGAGAAGATGTCACCGTAGTACTCAGGTCTATCGATGCTAATAAACACCTTGACAGCTCCAACAGCAGTCCTTACTGCAGATGGGTGCCATAGAATAGCCGAATGTGTATCAGTTGCAGCAGTAGCAGCCTCAGTATCTTTAACAGCGTCAGCACCAGAGAACACAACTGTTCTGCTTCGTACCATCACATCAAACCCGAAGATCTGACCTACCCAACCATTAGGAATGTTAGACCTTCCGTAAGCATCCATTCTTGTGAACTCATCAATTGCAAGAATATCGCCCAGCATAGCTGGAGTGATCAGCATCTTACGACCGTCCATAGGCACATCGTCACCGTCAAGAATTAACTTAGCGGCCAGGATGCTGTCCTTGTTCACTTTGTATACAACGTCTGTTGACCCGGGGGCATCAGTAGCTCTTGTTCCTGTTCCTGTGGTAGCAACCACATTACTGGAATCAATATTTGCAGCCCACTTGTACAACGCACGATCCCCCATCTTCTGACGAAGAGACTGAACATGGCCCAGCTGGATGGAAGCCCGCTTGGCATAATTAACAATAAGCTCCTCAGAGAATTGTAAGTGAGTTGGATCACTTGACAGTTCTTCCAAAAGGTATTGAGTTGCAGAATCAGTTCTCTGCGAAACTGTTGCTGGCCATGATGCTCTATCGATTTCGATAGTAGGATCCGTTCCAGCGTGTGGTAATTCCACACTGTTATTATTCACATAGGCATCATCTCTTATTGAGTATCCCCAGAACTCATTGCCTGGGCGTAACGCTTCTGTGATCTCAGAGGTAAATAACCTCGTAATTAATTCAGCAGCCATTTTTTATAATATTTAATTAAATCCAAAATTTATTTATGCAGCGTCAACGATCTTGACCCAATCAGTTATACCTACAAAAGCGGTACCATCATAAAAACAAGTGATAATATCGGTGTCATTGGCGACCCCTGTAAGATCAGCGACAGACGCATCAAATAACGTGCCTGCAGCTACGTTTCTTCCTGTAGCCCCCTGTACAACCTTTACTATCAACATTGCACCAACAGTCAGGGTATCCCCAGCCGTTAAGTTCAGTGTGGCAGCACCTGATAAAGATGAACAAGTTATAATTGTCAGGTGATCTTCAACCTCAACAGTTCCTCCTGTGCCGGATACAGCTTCTGTAGCAGCGACACCAAATGGAAATTTAGTAGCCATTATTCTTTAGATTTAGCTTCGTACAAATTCATTAATCTTTCAAACTCATCATGGTCTTCCTCTTCCAATCTGATAAGTTCCGCAGTGTTATTTCTAACCCAGTTTATGATGTCCTTCTCAGGAGCATCTTCTGCTGATTTCTTATTCAATACTGTGGACTGAACAGATGTCAGACCATCCACAGGAGCCGCAGTTATTGAATCTAATTGCGCCTGTACCGATTTCGCATCTTTTTTCGCAGCTTCAACCCATATGCTCTTTTTATCCTTCTCGATTTTTCCATTTGCAATGGCGTTATCGACAATAAAATTAGCAATTTGCTCAACAAGTTCCGAATTTTCGGTCCTAAGAGCATCAACTTCCGCCTGAAAGCTCGCTGATTCAGTTTTTGCCACACCAAGATCTTCATTTAAAGATTCTATTTTAGTTTCCAGATCGCCAATGCTATTGAGAATATCATCCTCTGTAGCTTTCTCAGCTAATTGGAAATGATTTTTGATGTTTTTCATTTCGTTATCAATTAATAATTTATTGTATATATTATATAATTCGCCAGCAGAGGAAAAAGTCTCCAAATAATTATAGACTTGCTCTGCAGCTACATCAGTAGTTACTATTTCGTCAATCAGCCCGGCTTCCAACATCTGAGAAGAGTCAAACCATGTCTCCTCTTTCATCAATGCCTCCAGTTCCTCGGCAGATTTATTACTTCTTTTGGATAAAATATTGATCAGGCTATCGGCTACTAACTTTAAAACGTTGTTATCCTTTTTACCAGATTGAGATGGCATATGGATCATACCCAGCGCAAAGTCATTGGCTGTACGTTTCTTACCATACTGTAAGATAATTCCAGCCATCGATGCAGCAAGCCCCACTACGTGGGTATCCGCTTCGTAATCCATTATCGCCTGTATGATTGAATAGCCCCCGAAAACACTTCCTCCTGGAGAGTTAATGTACACCTTCACTTTTCTGCCCATGCTGCTGTGGTATCTCATTTCTTGGGTAAAATACTCGGCAGATAGATCTGGGCCGCCTATTTCGCCATAAAGTAACATGGTTGCTACATCATTTTCTATG